ATCAATGCCGGACTGATTCAGCGCCTCGCGCTGGCGCTGCACTGACAGGCGTAACGCATTGTATTTCTGCTGCAAACCGGCGGCGCTGGCCTTTGCCTTGTCCAGCTCCCGTGCCTGCTGCGCGGTGGGCTTACTGGTACTAGCAAACTGCATCGCCAGCCGGGCGGCCTCCTCTTTGGCTGCCTTCAGGCTGCGGGAGGTCATGCCCAGCTGGGTATTGGTTTTGCGGAACCCGTCAATGCGGGCGGCCTGCCCGTTCAGCTCTTTGAGACGCTGGCGGCTGGCTTGCAACTCTGAGGCCAGCGACTTCGTGCTGGCCTGCGCGCTTCTGAACGGGCGGGTGAGTTTATCAACCGCGTTTAGCACAACCTGCAGGCGCAGATTCTGGTCACTCATCGCTGATCCCGTGTCGCTGGATTGCCCTGTGCCGCCATTCCAGCACCTCCGTAAGCGGCATCACGTCGGTAACCGAGGGCGGCCAGTGAAAGATGGCGGCAATGTCCGCCACCAGATCCTCTACCGTCAGGCCGTCGGTAAATCTGACAGCACCGACTTCTTCAACAAAAAAGTGACCACCTCCACCGACAGGCTCACCAGGTCAGCCGGATCCATTTCATTGATTTCCTGTGCGGTGAGCGATGGCGTGGTAACGCGCGGCAGTACGGTCATCATGGCGTTCACATCCATGTCCATCAATGCCTGCAGGCGGGTACCGCGCAACGCACCGGCCTGTGGTTTGCGTACAATAACGCTGGTGATTTCCTCTTTGCCACGTGCAATAGGCGTGTCGAGAACGATGGCTTTTTCAGTGCTCAGGATGGCTTCTGTTTTGTCGGTCATGTTCGATATCCATAAGTGGGTTTGAATGTGGCGGCATGGGCAGCCATGCCGGAGGTATTACAGACCGATAGCGCTACGGTGCTGTTCCAGCAGGTCAACGCCGCCGACGATTTCCACCATGTTTACGGCGTCCACTTCGTAAACAACCTCGCCATTGATGGTCAGTTTCGCGTAGCTGTTGGTGCTGGATACTTTGGTGCTGTTGCTCTCGCCGGTCTTCCATTCGCCGGAATCGATTTCTTTGTGACGTCCGCGAATAATCAGCTCCACGGCCTGTACTTCGCCGGTGCTGTCCGTCTGTATGGAACCGGTAAAGCGCAGCTGGATGCCGTCCACGGTGGCGGTGCCCATCTGTTTAAACAGCAGCAGCTCAGTACCGCCAATCGAAAATTCCGTATCCAGCGCGCCATCGTCCAGGCCCATATCGAGATCCACCGCGCCCGGCATGCCGCCGCCGCGATACTTCTCAAACTTGCGCGTGAATTTTGGCAGGGTTAGAGATTCAACCAGCCCCTGCCAGTTGTTTCCGGCGTTGAACAGGTTGAGGTGCTTCAGCTTGCGAGGTAAAGCCATGTTATTTGCTCCTTATGCGCTGACCTGGCTGGCAAAGTTCACCAGATAGGTGTCGGTGATGCGCTGGCGCAGCATCAGATTTTCCAGCGGCGGTACCGGTGTGTAGTCGTAATCGATGGCAAGCTTGCCCGCCTTGAGCGTGTCTTTGTCGTTAGCGGACTCGTCCAGCCAACAGTCGGCGCCAAGCAGATAACCCTGGCTCACCAGACTGCGCATTTTGGCGCGGATGCCTTCGATAACGTCACGGGCCAGCGACGGAGTGAGCGGCATGTCTACCGCCCACATATGAGCCTCCGCCATGGTGTCAGCAAGTACCTGTGCGGTGCGGGTGTAGTTCTCAAATGCAAACAGTGGATCGTCGCTCAGGCAACGCGAGCCCCAGAAGCGGAAGCCGTCCTGACGGATAAGCGTGGTGATATCGTTCTGATTCAGCAGCCCCGCATCGGTAGCCGGATCCTGTAAGTCCCAGAAAACGTCTGCAGAAATGCCGGTTACCCCGTTAACGCCAACGTTGGACAGGGTTTTATGCCAGCCAGTTTGCTCATCGATTTTGGCGCGCAGGCCGAGCGCGCGGGCAGTGGCGTAAGCCGTCGCGTCCGCGTTTAGCACAGTGTCAAAGTTGATAAAGTCAGGCCAGATCAGCATTCCTTCACGCTGGCTGAAATTGGCACGGTAGGCGATCACGTCTTCCACGGTTTTGCAGCCGTAAGCAGCCAGATAGGCAAAGCCGCGCAGGCTTTGCGCCACGGATAACAATTCCGTCGCCACCGCCTGCGTGTCGTGGCCAGGCACACCAAGAATGCGCGGTTTTACGCCGAGCTGTGCCTGCGAGGCCAGCAGCGCTTTCATCCCGGTGCGTTTGCCGTCGGCTGTGACGCCGCCGATGATGTTAGATGTGGTTTCCGCTTCGGTCTCACCCTGTGCCACGCGAACGATGACAGTTACGGGTTTTGCCTGATCGGCAATGGCATCCAGCGAGCGTGCCAGCGTGCCGGACTCTCCAGCTTTGCCGCTAGCAGCCAGTACGTCGGTGAGTAATACCGGTTTGTTCAGCGGAAAAGTGGCCGCGTCGGCGTCGTCTGCGGTACAGACCATGCCCACAATGGCGGTGCTGATCGTTGAGATGGTACGGGTGCCTTCGTTAATTTCCGTAACGCGCACGCCGTGGTGATAATCCTGCGCCATATAGCGAATCTCCTGTTTAGGGGTTTCGCTATGGTCTTCTGTGGTTCAGATTGATTCACGTGATTGCTGTTGTGCGGGTGCTGACACAACGCATGCTGCGGTTTTTTGCAGTTCCCGTTGTTCAGTCGCCGGGATGTATCGATAAATAGTTTTTGGCGACACCTCTAGGATCAACGCCACCTGATGTACGGTTGCGCCGTTTGCTATCATTCGCCGTGCTTTTTGAATGCTTTCAGTGGTCATAACTCTGCGCCTTCCACCTATGCGTCCTTTTTCTCTGGCGGCGCTCAAACCTGCACGGGTACGCTCCACAATCAGCTCGCGCTCCATTTCTGCCAGCGCGCCCATAATATGAAAGAAGAAACGCCCCATTGGTGTGCTGGTATCAATACTGTCAGTAAGGCTGCGAAAGTTAACGCCACGTTCGTGAAGCTGCTGGGTAAGCATAACCAGGTGACGCATGCTCCGGCCCAGCCAGTCGAGCTTCCAGACTACCAGTGTGTCGCCAGCCTGAAGGCAGCGCATTGCCTTTTTAAGGCCCGGCCTTTCGCTGGTTTTTCCGCTGATTTTGTCCTCGAAAATCAGCTCACAATTTGCGCTCTTTAGCGCATTGCGTTGCAAATCCGTGTTTTGTTCATTTGTTGACACCCTTATATAGCCGATCAGCATGTTTACACCTCGCCAAATGGCGCGGAGTTTGCCAGTGACGCGGTTTACAGCACCAGTATTTTGTTTCTCAAAAACCTTGGTTTAACAGAAAAGTTTTCCGGGCGTTTTATTGGTCAGCAGATTTTCACCACGCCGGGCGCGATCAACTACAAACCTGCGGCAGGAACGAAGCGCATCAGGATTATCCTGACCGGCGGTGGTGGCAGAGGCTACGGCTATCTGGGATGGGGGACCGGCTTCACAAGCCGTGGCGCAGGCGGCGGTGCAGGCGGAACGGTCATCGCCTGGCTGAACGTGGACGACACCAAAACTTACCCCGGCGTGGTAGGCCGTGGCAGCGATGAAACCCTGTCAGCAACAAGCAGCACATTCAACGGCCAGCTGACGGCAGGCAACGGCGTCAATACTTCGTCAGGTGATTCGGGCGGCCCGGGTGGCTCGGCTGTCGGCGGGGACCTGAATCTTCAGGGGGGTGACGGCAGTGATGCGCCTGGCATCATTTCAACATCTACAAATCCTTACCGGGGCGGCTCTGGTGATGGCGGGGTCAGCTACTGGGGCGGCGGCATCCGCAGCGGTGAAGGTGGATCATCCGGTAAACGAAAAACTTATGGCGCAGGCGGCGGCGGCAGCACCCGCGCCAATCCCTTTATCGGCAGCTATGGATCAGATGGTGTTATTTACATTGAGGAATTCAGCTGATGAAAACGTATGCCCGTATTGAAGATCAGCGCGTTGCTGAAATAGTCTCTCTGAATGTGAAGCCTGAAAAACTTTATCACCCGTCACTGGTATGGGTTGATATCACCACGCTGCCCGAACAGCCTGATGTGAATTATAACTACAGCGACGGCGTGTTTACGGCACCAGTTACGGACGCTGAGAATGCGGCACTGATTGCCAGCAGTAGGCTGGCAGCCGAAACTGATGAGGCAAACCGGATCATTGCGCCACTGCAGGATGCGGTTGATATCAGTATTGCAACAGATGCAGAGATCGCCCGCCTTGCAGAGTGGAAGCGATACCGGGTGGCACTCAGCCGGATTGATACCAGTAAGGCACCCGACATTGAATGGCCGGTCAGGCCGGTATAAATAATAAGCCCGCATTGCGGGCTTATTATTTAGAACGTAATCAATGGTAGAGGTTTAAAGAACACACCATCTTCATACTGCCAGCCTTCAGACGGTTCCGGTGTTAATCCGGTAACGTCAACCCAGTGCATTGAAGGATGGAACAGCTCCTTAATATTGCCGTCCGTGGTAAACAGCTCATGTACAATGTCCCGCTCAATCCGTGCATACGTTTTCATGCATACTCCTCAATCAGAATTATTCCGTCTCCGCCTTTGCCGCCTGTCTGCGCAGCTGAATTACTGACTGAAAAGCCGCCGCTGCCACCCGAACCATATATTCCGTCTTCTCCTGAATAAGCTATACCCGCGGCAATCGGGTTGCCTCCGGCAGAATGGTGCGACGCGCCACCGCCGCCACTTTCGTAACCCGTACTGAGCGTAATAGCAGGCGTGCCGGCAGCGCCTTTAATATTCATAAAGTTTCCACCAACGCCA